TTTTATAAAAAGCATACATCTGTGCATTTTGATCGTTAGTTCTATTTTTCATAGATTTAATCACTTGCAAATCAGCAGCTATATTATTTTCTCTAGCATCTTCTCTAGCAGCAGTTCCTTGGTTAGCAGCCGCAGCTAATTCACCTTCTAAACCTGACCACTCTTTCCAAGAACCCATAGTCTTAGTAGAACCATCACGAGCTGTTATTTCGTGATTGACTATAGACATAGCTTCTGGATATGAAATTACATTCTGACTAACAAGATCAATTAGGTTTTCTTTAAATGCTATTCTTCCTGCTGAGATAGTAGTCATATTTCTAGCTGCGTACCGAGCTGCCCAATCGTGAGCAAGTTGATGTCCATCTTCAGGGTTAGCAGTAGAAAATCCAATGGCAATCATATTGCTATCAGATGCTTTTACTTGTGCCTGATAATTAGCCTCTCTTTCTACAGCTTGTTTCTTACGTCTAGCTTCATCAAATTTATCTATCTCTGGTTTAACAACAGTAGCTACAAGAGCTTCATTTAATCCTGCAAATTGTTTTGCATATTCAAACTTAATTTTTTGATCTAAAGCTGCTTGCTCTGCTGGAGAAAGATTATCTAAATGACCAACAGAAACTTGTTTACCATCTCTAATAACATCTATTTTTGTAGTTTCATAAGCTTCGTAAACATACTGGTCATAACCTTTGGCTTTTTCTAAAGCATATTGTTCTGCAACTATATACTTTTCCCAACCAGACATCTTACGAAATTCTTGAGCGGTGATAGAGTCACCGGTTTCAGCTTCGTACTTAGATGCAAATTCTTGTGTAGCTAAATCATCTTCAAATAATAATTCTCGCTCACCTCTAAATCTTGCTTCTAATTCTGGACTAACACCTCTAGTTAGTATGTCTAATTTAATCTGAGCTTCTCTATCTTCTCTATATTTTTTCTGTTTCTTTTCAACAATGTTACCAATAGTTTGGGATAGCTTAGCTAAACCTCCAAACATTTTTTCAGAATTTCTAAGTTCATCAGCACCATTTTTTTCTAGCTGCTGTAAATATGCTTCTTCTGAAGCCTGAATTTGTCTATCAGACTTTTCTTGTTCTGGGATAATATCAACTATTTCTTGAGGGTTAAGTGATTTCCCAGTTATTTGATAATTAGGAATCATTTTCTAAAACCCCGAGAAATAATTATTGATACCTGTTGCTGGAATGTAGTTTGAAGGAGGTCCCCAATTTATATAGTTATTACCTGAAGAAGTGATACTACCTACATCAGGCATTGAAGCTATTGGTCCCATTGAATCTAAAGAACCTGATACGTTATCAGATAGTGCAGGACCTGTTGAGCTCATTCCTTCTATACCAGCACCTAACGCCTGACCCATGCCTAACATTAGAGTCATTCCTACGTTTTGCATTACAGGTGGTGGTGGTGCTATATCAGCTACTGGTTGTACAGCTACTTTTGAATAAGATCTGTTTAATAGTGATTTAAGTTGTTGTTTTACACTGTCATTGCTTTCTCTAGCCATATACCCTGCATTGATTAATCCTCTGGATCTCATTGCTTGAGTTAATCCAAAGTTTTGTTGATTTTGTAATAAAGCTCGAGCTACTGAACGACCTCGAACTCCACGTTCTGCTGCTTGTGCTTCGACCATTCCTTCAGTTTCAAGCATCTTTTTGAAGTCTTCCTGATTCTGAAGAATCGCCATAGACCTCGCGTTTTTCATTTCTTGTTGTGTTCTTGAAAAAGCTCGTTGAGCTTCTATATTTGCTAGATCAACTTCTTGTTCAAATTGAACTTTCTTAGTTGCATACGTAGCTCTTGTTTGCATCCACTTACGCTCTCTGACTCTAAGTTGATGCTTATAATTTCTTGAGGCTACAGCGTTAGCATGACTTGCTTGCTGTGCTCCTGCTATTGCGGAGAACGCTGGACCTATTGCTGCTGGACTGCACACGGGCAAACTCTATAAAGGATAAATTGTTTGGTCCGTAGGGAAATCTCCTAAGAAATTTAAACCCTAAAAACCTAAGTAACTTGATATGGACTTTGTTTCTTTCGTCAACAATGTTCCACAGTAACTTTTCTTGTCTTCTGTTTACATAACGCTTTGCTTCTCTAGCAAAGGTATGAGGATATTCGTAGATAGCTGGGGTGCAAAGCATCCAGATTTGACCACCTTCGTGGACTCCTGCCATGCCTGCTATCTCGCCATTTGGCACTTCAAAATAAACTGAGTCGCAGTTTTGATAACCTACGACTAAAGCATTTAAAGGGTCATGTCCATGACCTTCAGATACCTCCCGATAATCTTCGGGTAAAAGATTAGAAGCCACACTAAGTGCAGCCTCTAACGTTGCTGGGTGAATGTATTTAGACACGCTGATAATTATTATTTGTGTAAACTCCTTCCCACGTCATGTTGTGAATAGTGGCTGGAGCTGGGTGTGTAGATTTAATAGTTAATAATGCGTTTGTATTTATGTCATATACAGGAACTGATCTCAGTACTTCATCATCAACAACACCAGCTGTATTAGCTAAGTATTGATCTGCTTCTGCTATTTCAAAGGTTTCTGTATAATCTGTTCTTCCAATTCTTTTTAATAATGTTTGGAAAACACCTATTGGACCAAAGCCAAACTTAACTCTATGGACAACAGTATTAGCTCTGGTGTCTGCTCTATAATTTTCTCCTTCTTTTCTTACGTAGTAGATGGTTGGGATAGCAACTTCCATTGTATATAAGTAACCAATCAAGAAAGTCTGACTAGACCAATCACCAACAATTTCTAAATTATTTCCATTAGTAGTTATGGTTGCATATCTTCCTATTTGATTTCCTGCATCAACATCATACGCAGCAAGTTGACCTGTATATTCTAATCCAACTGGCTTAGTAAATGTTGTTTTATTAGTAGAACTATTGTAGGAATTAGCAGTCGTAGTGACTGACATTAAGTGATCTAAATGAACTCTATATTCATCTACAGTTGCTGTATTTGTATCAATCTTAATTGCATATTTAAGTAATTGATCTTTACCATTATTTCTAACTACCACAAATAAGTGATCGTCTTGCATGCAATGATATTGAATTGTTCCCGGAACTGTCCACTTAAACCAAGCAGATAATCTACGCTCAGTAATTTGGTCAAAATATCTATAGCCATATAGTGTTGAAGTATCCTCTTCACTAAAGAAAATAACTGAGTTTTCTCTTGAGTTAGATATAAGTTTTAAATCTTTCTCGAATAGTTTAGAAACAACTGCACTCTGTTCTATCAATACTGGTTCACCTTCTCTTTGAACCTGTGTCATTTCAAAGAATCTGGAAAACTTACCAGCATTATCTAAGAAACCAATAGTTGTTCCTAAAGAAATAGGATTAGTTTTAAAGTTAAAGTTGTAAGTAGAAAGAGTATTTATCTTAGCTGTGATAGGACTGAATACATCACTATCAGTTGTAAGCATGAACTGTTGATTACTAGAAAATAAAACCAATCCAGTATTAGTCTGAACTCCGTCATACAAAATTGCAGGATATCCAGAACTAGCTGATATATCTATTGGGTCAGCAGCTACAAATTTTATTGCAGATTTATTGAAGAAGTTAGTGAAGTCTCCGGGACGAGACATTACTATATTTTCATCAGCAAGTATTCCAAATCTGTTCCTGAAAAATATAAGCTTATTAATTGTTGTCCCTATGAAAGAAGGTTCAGGGTTAGTGACACTATCACCAACTAAAGCATCGTCCCACTGGGGAGCTGCATAGGTAACTCCATTAATTGTGTAAGTAGAACCATCTATTTCAGTAAGTCTAAAATTACCATCAGCAGTTCTTATAAGAAGTACTGGCATGGTAGATCTTTTAATTCTTATAGTTCTTCCCGGTTGAGCACATTCTTCCCATGTACCTTCACCATCTTTGTCATTATTACCAAAGAATTTAACAAAATGATTATCTTCTTCTGCAACACTATTAATTACTTCAACCACCATTCCATGTTTACATTGAGTAGGTAGGTCTCCTATATCATTTACTTTTCCAGCTACAACATTAAGTAGTTCTCCTACAGGAGTTGAAGCATTAAAATTAGTATTTCTTTTTATATGTAATCCCGTACCAATTTGGGTAATAGTAAATCCATTTCCAGTATTTGCTGTAGCACTTCCTGTTATTTCTTTTCTTATATCACCAAGAATACTTTCAGCAGTGATAGTTGTTTCAGTATCAAATGGTGTAGGTTGTGGTCTAACTAAAGCTAGATTTGATTGAACAATGGATTTACTTGTAGATTGTATAGTTACTTTGTAATAACCATCTTTCATCCAAACATAAAAGAAATCTCCAGTTTCCCAACCTTCTCCACCATGTAATAAGTCATGTGTTGTTGTGTATCTAGCCTGATAAGTAGTCTCTAAATTACTTCCAGAACCTGTTGTGTAAGGAACTGACTGACCAGTTGTAGCTATACGAAAATATAGATTCTTAGGAACTCTGCCTGTAGTACTTACATCAGTTGAACCATTCATTACATTAGGTGCTTCTGTATGAGTACCAGATATTGCAACGTCTTCTATATCTACACCATCTGTCACACTAAATATTTTAGTCCCAACGTTAGGAGCAAAAGCATCTCGACCATCACCAGCACTGTCGTCGCATCTATTCGACTGTGAATTGCGGCTAGAGCGAGCAACCATAGCTCCACTACTATCACAATAATTATTACTTGATTTAATAAGTTCAACATTTATTCTTGTTGCGGTTGAAATGCTTTGAGTAGTTAGGTCATCAAAAATATTTACTGAATACTGCTTGGAGTAAGAGATTGATTTTAGTTCTATAAATAATTCTTTTCCGAAATCCCCTAAAGGTTCAGTAAGAGTATCCATCTCAACTTTGATGTTTCTGTTATTTATATAGGTAAAATCATTCAGAGTTAATGTTTGTAGATCTTCATCACCAGTGTGAGTTAGATAGTTGTTATTTCCAATTCCATTAATAACTGTTTTCTCTGATCCTGTTAAACAGTCCCACATTTTGATAGCACCATTACGTGCTATTTGTCCTATGTACTGTTCAGTTTCGTCACGATAATAATGAAACCATTTACCATCAGCTGTTGAGTTATTTGTTCCATCAGATAAAGATGCCACAAACTTTCCAGCTGGTCTTTTTATTAAACCCTGAGTTACATCAGGTAGAGCATTAACTAAGTCTCTTACCTGACCGGGAATCTTTTGTTCGTCGGGCTGCTGTGAAATACCAGCTGTTAACGCTGGAACAGTTTGTGTAATATTTGGCATTATCTTATAAGTGATTTGTAAGGTTGGTAAGATCTGTAATTACTCTCAGGAGGGAACCCGAAGAATGAATGATCTCCTTGCTCACATTCGTATTCCAATGCTGTTGCTCTGGTCTGTGCTTCTTCTAGTTGAAGAAGTTTTACCAAGTCAGGATTACTAATAACTTGTGTTGCTGCTTTTACAGCTGATCTTGCAATGATGTATCTCTGTATTGCTGGAGGTACATCAGCGAAAGGAAACAAGTATGTAATGTCAAACTCTAGTGATGATTCTGAGAATATATAAGTGTGGTGAACATTGTCATATAATTTGCCGTTCTTTCTTACTACATCTTTTGCTCTATCGTATTGACCATCTTTGAGATCCATACGTAGATAGTTATTAGGAACAAGAAATTCACCACTACTATTTGGTGAGATTTCTACGTGGTCTTCTTTATTAAAATGCCAGCCTTCGTTTTGTACGTTTTTATTAGTCTCGATAAGTATGTTATAAATCAAACCGACTTGTGGATTAGCATAAGTATTAGCTATCTCTTGTCCTGTATTAGTTACATCTGTAGTAATTGAACCGAGAGTGGTAATAGGTGCTTGACCAATGCTACCCAAGATAGAATTAACTGCGGATAGTTCGGTATCGGTTGCTATTTGAGTAGTCATAAATAAAAAAAAGGGAGCCGAAGCTCCCCGTAAAGTGTATAAATTAACCGTTCTCTGGGTATAAAGTACCGAACGCTGTTGGTGCTGTTCCACCAACGTATAGTTCAACGGCTGCTGCTGGGTTTAGGAAATCTGCACCCATAGCTAGTCTTCCAAGGATTACGTCACCCTGAT